ACGGCGGCATAGGTCTTCAAAGTTCCATTTCAGGCACGGCCACCTACTATGCGGGCGGTGGTGGCGGCGGAATTCGCACGGGCGGCACTGGTGGCGCGGGCGGGAACGGCGGCGGCGGAGCTGGAACGCAGACAAGCGACGTAGTCGGCACGCCGGGCACTGCAAATACTGGCGGTGGTGGTGGTGGATGCGCGCAAAATAGTTCTACTGGAACAGGCGCGGCTGGTGGTTCGGGAATCGTTATTTTGCGATACCCAGACACATTTGCGGCTGCTGTATCTACGACAGGTTCACCAACCTATACTGTTTCTGGCGGCTACCGAATCTATATATTCACTGGCAGCGGCTCCATTACCTTCTGAGGCTAAAATGGAAAAAAGAAGCAACGGCGGAATTGTTGGCGTCTATAACCCAACATCTGCTTCTTCCGCTGTAGGTATCTGGAGCCTCTCTGAACAGGAGGCCAATAAAGCTACTTGGCCGCCCTTGGTGAATGCCCCGCCAACGGTTGAATATCTTGTTGTGGCGGGCGGTGGTGGAAACATCACTGGCAACGGCGGTGGCGGCGGCGGTTCTGGTGCTGGCGGCTATAAAACGGCGACGGGGTACGCGGTCACTGTAGGGTCTGCAATTACAGTGACGGTTGGCGCAGGCGGTAACGGCAGCGACGGTAGCGATTCCTCTTTTGGCACCGTTGTGTGCGGCGGGGGCGGGCGCGGAAACCAAGCCAGCACTGGTGCTAACGGACGAGCAGGATCAGGCGGTGGCGTAGCCGGCAGCGGCGCGGGCGGCGGCTACAACGGCAACGGCGGAACTGGTTCTACGAACGGCGGCAATGGCATCGGCGTCGTTAGCCCGTATGCTGGCGGCGGTGGCGGTGGTGCCGGGGCAAATGGTGATTCAGCATCAAGCGCGAGTGTCGCCGGAAATGGCGGTAACGGCTTGCAATCATCCATCTCTGGCACCGCAACCTACTACGCGGGCGGCGGCGGCGGTGGCGTTCGGTCTGGTGCGACTGCCGGAACAGGTGGACTGGGCGGAGGCGGCAATGGCGCGAACAACGCCGGCAGCGCTGGATCGCCGGGTACGGCCAACACCGGCGGCGGTTCAGGGGCCGGCGTGGGCGATGGGAATCCACCAGCCGGTCAGGGCGGCTCTGGTATTGTAATTATACGCTACCCATCGTCGTATAATGCTGCCGCATCAACGACAGGATCGCCAACGATTACCGTTTCTGGTGGCTATCGCATTTACCGTTGGACTGGTTCGGGTAGCATAACTTTCTAACCGGCATTGATAGGGGGTCACATGCCATTTAGCTCTCAGGCTGGTAAGCCCAGCATCAAATGGGTTATGTCAAAGATTCCGCAGCCTAAAACGGCTCTGGACATCGGCGTTGGTGAGGGAACCTACGCCAAACTCTTTCCCAAGCTTGCATGGACAGGCGTCGAGATATGGGAGCCATACATTGAGAAGTATGGCCTGAAGAACCTGTATCCTGATCTGCATGTCGCTGATGCGCGTGAGTGGCAAACAGATCAAAAATATGATGTTTGCTTTCTCGGCGATGTTCTTGAGCATATGACGCAGGAAGAAGCTCAGGCGCTTGTCCGCAAAGCTAAACGCTGGGCTGACACTGTAATTGTCAGTATTCCTATTGGGCATTATCCGCAGGGCGAGTATGAGGGAAACCCTCACGAAGCTCACGTTAAAGACAACTGGTCAGATGCAGAAGTAAAACTATGTTTTGGAAAGCCTACATGGTCTTTCGTAGACGGAGAAATTGGCGTTTACGTCTACTCCAAGTACGAGATTAAACTGACGTACTGCATTTACGCCATTAGCAAAAACGAGGAACAGTTTGTTAAACGGTTCTGCGAGTCCGCTAAAGAGGCTGATCTTGTCCTCATTGCTGACACTGGAAGCACTGATGACACAGTTGTTCTTGCAGAAGAATGCAGAGCCAAGGTCCACCACATTTACGTCAATCCTTGGCGCTTTGACATCGCTCGTAATGCTGCTCTTGCTCTTATTCCCCGGTCTATTGATATTTGCATTTCGCTGGATTTGGACGAGGTTTTAGAGCCGGGCTGGAAGCAGAAAATTGAGCAGGTCTGGGTGCCCGGTAAGACCACAAACCTGTGGTACTACTTTGACTGGGGCCACAACATTCGGTTTCCTTACCGAAAAATCCATAGCCGTCATGGCTATCACTGGCATCACCCCTGTCACGAAGACCTGCGGATAGACGGGCGCGTGGAGCATATCACTGCGTGGTGCCCGCATCTTCTGGTCAGCCATCATCCTGATCCAACCAAGAGCCGTGGTCAGTACATGGAAATGCTGGAAGTGGCGGTCAAAGAGGACGCCACAGACCCGCATCACTACTTCTACTATGCTCGCGAGCTGACGTTTTACCGGCGCTGGGACGAGGCTAAGAAGGCCCTTACGACCTATCTCGGCATGAACGCCGCCAGCAATCAGAACGAGCGTTGCTATGCCATGCGGCTTATGGGCAAGTCCTACGCTGAAACTGGCGATCTGCCGCAGGCTGAGAAGTGGTACTACATGGCGGCTGGCGAAGCCCCCAACACCCGCGAACCGTGGTGTGAGCTTGCTATGCTGATGTATCGGCAGCACCGCTGGGAGGAGTGTTTTGCGGCCTCCATGCGGGCGCTGAAGATCAAAGACAAGCAGCTAGTCTACACCTGTGACCCGGCTGTCTGGGGCTATTGGGCGCATGATCTCGCCAGCATTTCTGCGTGGCATCTTGGGCTGAAAGACATAGCCTTAGATCAAGCAAAAATTGCTGCCGAGATGGAGCCGGGTGACTTACGTCTGAAGGCTAATTTAGAGTATATTCAGAACGCAATTCTGGCGCAGGGGGAGAAGGCGGCATGACAAGATGGATTCGCAGTCCCTCATAAACTTGGCTTTTGGGATCATTCTGACAGGTCTTGGCTGGTTTGGGCGGCAGCTATGGGATGCCGTTAAAGAACTACGCACGGACCTGCATAAGATCGAATCAGAAATTCCTCGCGTTTACGTCGCCAAGGAAGAGTTCCGGCACGACATCCAAGAAATCAAACAAATCTGTAATGAAATATTCCGTAAAATAGACGACCTTCGCGACAGAAAGGCTGACAAATGAGCCTCGACGTTGACCGCATTACCAAATCGGTTGGCGCGGTCACGGCTGTGTTTGCGATGGTTGGTGGTGGCTATACCGCCTCAGATAAGCTTGGCTTGTTTCGCAAACCTATTTTGGAGTGGTCTGCGGAGCATTTCAGCATCACGGACGGCCCTGCCAGTGGCGAATTTGCCGTGGTGGCTGCTCGGCGCAAAATCAGGGACGACTGCTCAGTTGAGCAATTTCGGCTGGAAGTCCGTGATTCTCGCTACATCGTTCACAAAGCGAACCCGTCTATCGCGACGTTCTCCGGCCCGGCAAACGAAAAGGTAGACAAGTTTGGATACGCGATCACCATCGAAGACCCGCACCGGGTCGCGCCCGGTAAGGCTACGCTGCTGGCGCGCATCAAGTATAAATGCCCAGAAGGCGAGGTTTTGATTAGCTATCCAGATCACGCCAATCTGACCTTCAACATCACGAAATAGGAGCTTTGCCATGAGGATGTCGGCAGATGGATTGGCGCTGGTTAAGGAGTTTGAGGGCCTGCGTCTGAAGGCATACAAGTGCCCGGCAGGCGTTTGGACCATTGGCTACGGCCATACCTCGGCTGCCGGCAGCCCGGCTGTTAATCCCGGCATGGAAATTACCAAGGCGGAAGCTGAGGAAATCCTTAAGCGCGACATGGTGCAGTATGAAGCCGGCGTAGAAAAGCTCGTCAAAGTTGAGCTTACGCAAGGCCAATTCGATGCGCTGGTCGATTTTGCCTACAATGCCGGTGTAGGCGCGCTGGCGAAATCCACGCTGCTGAAGAAGGTCAACGTCGAGAAGTTCGATGAAGTTCCCGCAGAATTTATGAAATGGACGCGCGGCGGCGGCAAAGAGCTTCCCGGTCTGGTTCGTCGGCGTCGTGCCGAGGTTAAGCTGTGGCGCGGTCTTGAGACTGCCCAGCCTGTCTGCAACGACGAAGCCCGCACGGAGCCTGATCTCCCGGCTCCCAAGAAGTCCATTGTTCAGTCCAAAGAGGCTAATGGCGCGGTGATTGCGGGCGGCGCTGGCGCTATCGCGGTCGTGCAGGAAGTCATGCCCATCGTGAAAGAGGGCGGCGACATCCTGTCCGCGATGAGCGGTACGGCTCTTGTTTGCCTCGTCATCGTGGTGGCTGCGGGGGCGGTCTGGTACTTCAGGAAACAGAGGCTCGATGAGGAAGGCGCATGATTGGCCTGCTTTTCAGCCCTCTAGGGCGCTACATCGTTATCGGTGGCGTGGTCTTTATAGCGTTAGCTGGGGTCTATTTTAAGATCAGAGCAGATGCCGTTGAAGACATGAAAGCTAAGGCTCAAGCTGATATTATAGAAAGGACGAAAGATGCGCTGGATGCTGCTAGTGCCGTCAATCTTGCTCCTGAACGGCTGCGCGAGTCTGACGGGCATCGTCGGGACTGAAAACACAAACACAAAAGTTTGCGCTGTTTGGCGCGATATTTCTTGGTCTAAGAAAGACACCGATCAAACAATCGGTGAAATTAAGGTCAATAACGCCAAGCGTGAGGCTTGGTGCCATGACGCCAAATAAGTGCTAGAATAAGGCGTTAGCGAGGATCACATGACAACGGGTCTTTCTTACGATGGTTCGGTGGCTGGCACGACCAGCTACAAAACCCAAATCGCGACCTTGGCTGTTGTCGAGGAAAGTGATCCTGCGTTTGTAGCCATCCTTCCGCAGATGATTACTTACGCTGAAAACCGTATGTATCGTGACCTTGACTTTCTTTTTACGTCAACGTCGATCACTGGCTACCAGTTCACCTCCGGCAGCCGGCAGCTAACGATCCCGCAGGGCACGATTGTTGTCAGCGAGCAAATTAACGTCATCACGCCACCGGGCGAGACTGATCCTAACGCTGGCACTCGTAATCCGCTTCTTCCGACGACCAAAGAGTTCTTGGACGCGGTTTATGGCGGCTCATCCGTGACTGGCTTGCCAAAGTATTTCGTGCCCTTCAACGACAATCTCTTTTTGGTTGGGCCGTTCCCAGATCAGCCCTATTACGTTGAGATTGTCGGCACGTATCGCCCGGATAGCTTGTCGAGTTCCAACCAGACAACTTTCATAAGCCTCTATCTGCCTGACCTCTTCATCATGGCAAGCATGGTTTATGTGTCTGGCTACCAGCGGAACTTTGGCCGCCAGAGTGACGACCCGGCTATGGCGCAGTCTTACGAGAACCAGTATCAGACCCTTCTGAAGGGCGCTGCGGTTGAAGAGGCTCGCAAGAAGTTTGAAGCGTCTGGTTGGACATCGCAGTCTCCTGCGCCTGTCGCTTCTCCGTCTCGGGGGTGATAAATGCCCCACGCTAGTGTCAAACTCATTCCGGGCGTTGATCAAAACAAAACCCCAGCCCTTAATGAGGCTGGGATTTCTACCTCACAGCTCGTTCGGTTTATCCCAGATCGCACTTATGGCGGCCTGATTCAGAAGCTTGGCGGGTGGCAGAAGTATTACCCAAACTCAATTGGATCGATTGTTCGCTGTCTTTGGGCTTGGGAAGACACAAATTCTAACTCCTACCTTGGCGTTGGGGCTGAAGAGTCTCTTGATGTCATTAAGTCAGGCGGCCTTACGGATATTACTCCGCAGACCACTACTGTCAGTGCAACTGTAGATTTCACCACCACTAGCGGCAGCAATCAGGTGGTCATTGTCGATGACCAAGGAACGCTGGTTGATAGTTTTGATGTTGTTTACATCAAGACACAGGTGAGTGTTGGCGGTCTTGTCTTGTTCGGCCTGTATCCTTGCACAGGGACAGGAACTAGCAACTATTCTATCTACGCCACCAATATCTTTGGTGAGCCGGCGTATGCTACGTCGTCCGTCACATCTGGCGGTGCTGTCCCTGAGTTTGACACAACTGCAAACAGCCCGTTTGTGGATGTCACGCTTGCTAACCACGGTTATCTCGAAGGGGATACGTTCCCTGTTCTGGTTTCCACTCCGGTTGGCGGTGTGACCCTATTTGGCAATTACACTGTTATCAGCGTCACAAGCTCCAGCGTCTTTGTGATTAGAGCGGCAAACTCTGCGACATCGACTGCTAATGCGTTTATGAACGGCGGCGACGTAAAGTTTGAATACTTTAACAACGTCGGCCCGTTGCCTCCCAACTCTGGCTATGGCACCGGCGGGTATGGAGAAGGCGGTTATGGCGCTGGTCCTGCCCCTAGCCCGGCTGGCTCTGGAACGCCAATCACGGCTGTTGACTGGTCGCTCGACAACTGGGGCGAGATATTTATCGCCAATCCCTATGGCGGCGGCATCTTCCAATGGTCGCCGTCTGTTAATGATCCTGTTGCATCAATCATCTCAAATGCGCCACCGGCAAACAACGGCATGTTTGTCGCTATGCCGCAGAGACAGATTATTGCTTATGGGTCAACATTTACCGGGATCATCGACCCGCTTTTGATCCGCTGGTGTGACGTAGACAACTACGATGTCTGGTATGCCACGCCGACCAATCAGGCCGGCTCCTACCGCATCCCGAAAGGCTCTAAAATCGTTCAGGGCATTCAAGGTCCGCAGCAGGGCCTGATCTGGACTGATCTTGGCGTGTGGGCGATGCAGTATGTTGGCACGCCCTACGTCTATCAGTTCAACGAACTTGGTAACGGCTGCGGCCTGATTGGTCGCAAGGCTGCCGGCTCAATGAACGGTGTCGTTTACTGGATGGGGCAGAGCCAGTTCTTCAAACTTTCCGGGAATGGCGTTGAACCTATTCGCTGTCCGATTTGGGACGTGGTGTTCCAAGACCTCGACACCTCTCAGGTCGCGCTTGATAAGATTCGCTTTGGCGCAAATTCTCGATTTGGAGAGCTGCGTTGGGAGTTCCCAACCAACAGCAACGGCGGCGAGATCAGCCACTACATCAAATACAACGTGCTACTTGACCAGTGGGACTATGGTCAGGACACGAACAACAATCCCTATGTCGCACGCACGGCATGGATTAACGAGAGCGTTCTTGGGCCTCCGATTGGCGCGGGCGCTAACGAGTACATTTACCAGCACGAAACTTCGCCTGATGCTGATGGCTCGGCTATGTATTCGAGCTTCCAGAGCGGCTATTTCGTAATGAATGAAGCCGATCTGAAGATGTTTGTCGATCAGGTTTGGCCTGACATGAAATGGGGTTATTTTGGCGGCACGCAAAACGCCAACGTAAACCTTACGTTTTATGTTGCCGACTATCCCGGTCAGACGCCGACTGCCTACGGCCCGTATACCATGACGCAGGCAACGACCTACATCACGCCGCGCTTTAGGGGCAGGCTGACATCGATCAAACTTGAAAGCACTGATTCTGGAACATTCTGGCGTATTGGTAATATCCGATACCGCTACCAGCCTGACGGGAAGTTCTAATGGCGTCTCTCGACGACATCCTGACAACTCAGAAGAACGGTGTCGTCGCCATCAACGGCTACACTAACGCTCTCCTTCGAGGTCAGGGATCGTATACATCTGCGACCATTACAGCTCCGACTGTTATTGCAACAGGGCGCGGATATTTGGTGTCGTGGAATGTTATCGTTGCAGGCAGCGCGGCTGGAACAATCTACAATTACAACGCCACCAGCGGCTACTCTGCATCTCAGGCTCTTTGCGTTGTTGGAACTACGGTCGGCATCTCACCAGCCGGCCTTGTCTTCACAAATGGTCTTGTGGTTGTGCCGGGCACGGGTCAATCCATCAACGTCACTTATTCGCTGGGGTAAGCCATGCCGCTCAAAAAAGGCTCATCGCAGAAAACCATCAGCGCTAACATCAGCGAGCTTATGGGAACGGGTCGTCCTCAGAAGCAGGCGGTCGCCATTGCTCTTGATGTGGCTCGGCGCAAAAGGGCGGAAGGTGGAAAGATTAAACCGCCGCCGCCAAAAGTGACGACCGAAAAGACGCACAGTGGACCGATTCGCAGCCCGGTCGCTGGTAGGACCGACCATCTGCCTATGCATGTGGTATCAGGCTCTTACGTTATTCCTGCCGACATAATCTCGGCTATGGGCGAAGGGAACACTGAGGCAGGGTTCCGAATCGCTAAGAAAATCTTCAGCCAGCCCGGCGGCGCGCCGATGGATGAAGGTGAAGCTGAAGGGTCGCCGGTGCCGATTATCGCTGCTGGCGGCGAATATGTGATCCACCCTCGCGATATTCGCTGGATTGGGGGCGGCGATATAGATGCGGGGCATAAAGGATTGGATGATTTTGTCGTGCAAATGCGCGCCAAAACCGTGAAGACATTGAAAAATCTTCCCGGCCCGAAGAAGGACTAATCTGACAGTTAGGGGGAAAAATGTCAGAAGATGAAGATGCTGGCCTAATCATTCGGATTGGGACGCCGGCGGACTTGGATGACGTGATGGAAGCTGCGGTCGAGGCGGTTCGGGAAATAGGGCTTATGGAGCCTGATCCAGAACGTCTTTTGCAGGATGTGTGGCCGGCTTTGAACCAAGACCGGGGGTTAATTGGAATTATTTCCAAACCCGGTGGCAAAGCCGAGGGCGGGGTTCTTCTGCGCGTCGGGAAAATGTGGTATTCAGATCAAGACGTTCTGGAGGAAAGGGTTATTTTTATCCCTCCCCAGTACAGGAGCGTTAAGGGGGGCCGGGCGAGACGGCTTTGTGAGTTCTCGAAGAAAACCGCTGAAGACCTTGGGCTGCCGCTGCTTATAGGTGTGATGTCTACGGTTAGGACGGAGGCAAAAATAAAGATGTACCAGCGTCATTTTGGAAAACCCAAAGGCGCGGTGTTTCTTTACAATGCTCCCCAATTAACGCCGAGAGGGAATTAGAATGTGCGGTGGCGGAACAACTTCCACACAAACGGTTCAAATCCCGCCCGAGGTTTTAGAGAACTATAGAGAGGTCTTTGCGCGCGGCAAACAAGCCGCCTCGCAGCCTTTCGTTCCCTACTCTGCCGATCCCAGCGCCTTTGTCGCTGAGATGACCCCTACCCAGCAGGCTGCGATTGAGAACATCAACGCCTCTGTTGGTATGGCCCAGCCTTCGCTCTATGCCGGCCAGCAAGCCATTGCTAGCGGCATGGGTCAGGCTAATCCCCTTGTTTATGGCTCTCTTGGCACCGGAGAAGCCGGTCTCGGGGCCGCCACGGGCTTGTACCGTGGCGCTATCCCTATGATTGGGCAGGCATATGGCATGGGTCAGCAGTATGCTGGCGCAGCTATGCCTATGCTTTATGCCGGCGCTGGTCCGGTTAATGCCGGCCCGCTGACGCAAGCCGAGATCGCGCAGTATCAGTCTCCTTACACTGAAGCTGTAGCTCAGTCTACGATGCGTAACCTGCGGCAGCAGCAGGAAGAAGAACGTCAGCGGGAGATCGGTAATGCGATCCGCTCTGGCGCTTTTGGCGGCGACCGCGCTGCGATTGCCCGCGCCAATCTTATGCGTCAGCAGGAAATGGCGACCGGCCAGACCCTGTCCAACATCTATCAGCAGGGCTATGGGCAGGCCCTATCGACCGCCCAGCAGCAGCAGGCGCAGGCTTTGGCCGCAGCGCAGGCCAATCGTGCCGCGCAGGCTCAGGCGGCCCAGCAGATGGCTGCTCTTGGTCAGCAGCAGTATGCTCAAGGCCTTGGGGCGGCACAGGCCTATGGCGGCTTTGGGCAGAACCTGTATGGGCTTGCCCAGCAGCAGGCTGCATTGCAGCAGCAGGCGGCTCAGAACCTGTATCAAATGGGCCTTGGCGGTGGTCAGGCGTATGCCGGTCTTGGCTCTCAGGCAGAGCAGCAGGCTCTTGCTGGCGCGCAGGCTCAGATGGCCGCCGGTCAGCAGCAGCAGCAGACGGAACAGGCCGCCAAGACGGCCATGTACAACCAGTTCATGCAGCAGCAGGGCTTCCCCTACCAGCAGACGCAGTTCCTCGGGAACCTTGCGATGGGCACGGGCGCGCTGTCGGGCAGCACCACGACCACGCAGAGCAGCGGTAGTGGGTTCTTCTCGGATCGCCGGCTGAAGGAAGACGCCGAGAAGATCGGCACGACCAAGGATGGCATTCCGATCTATCGCTTTAAGTACAAGGGCGACGACCGTACTCAGATCGGCCTCATGGCTGATGAGGTTGAGAAGAAGCATCCTGAAGCCGTCGGTCTGTCGGGCGGCTACAAGACGGTCGATTACGAGAAGGCTACTGAAGATTCTGCCAAGCGCATGGCGCGCTACACTGGTGGCCTGATCCCGTCTCGTATGGGCGGCGCAGTGAATGAGCCGGGCGATTATGAATACGGCGGCCTTGTTCCGCGTGCGGGATACGCGGCTGGTGGCATCCCCGACAACACCGGCTGGCAGTATCGCGAAGAGTACAACGACTGGACGCATCCTGATCGTGAAGCCTCCATGTCTAACGAGGACTTCCAAAACATTGTTGCGCCGGGCCTTCGTGAAAAGGCTGTCGCGGACTTCTACCAACGGGAACTTGGTCGCGCACCGAAGAATGAATCTGAAACCGATTATTGGGAAAATTTGCTCGCCCAAGGAACATCCTTTGATGATGTTCAAAAGGGAATTGCCGGCTCTGAAGAAGGCAAAAACTACGACATCAAACAGGGCGTAACACCCGGAATATCGATGGGCACGGGCGCGCTGTCTAACAATACTGCAACTACGCAAGCCGCTGATGCAGCTAAAACAACCAATGCTTCTACGACAACTACCGCAGCAAAAACGACGGATGCCGCGAAAACTACGGCTGCTGCCGATGGCAAGGCTGCTGGCGCGCCCGCAATTCCTCCGGTTCAAAAGCCGCTGACGTATGATCCGGGTGCGTTTGTCCAAACTGGCATGCCCGTCCGCAATAGGTACGGCTCCTACTCTGCATCTCTCGGTTCTGGTGCATCTTCGTTCTCGCCGCAGGCTGTCATCAACAACCTGTATCAGCAGAATCTTGGGCGCAATGCCGATCCTTCTGGCATGAATTACTGGCGCAATGCTTATGCAGGCGGCGTCAGTCCTGCCGCGATTGCCGCTGCGATGCGTGCATCACCTGAATATGCGGCTGGGAACATACAGCCGTTCTCGTATCAGCCCGCAATGTCTATGTCTCCATTTGGAATGGGCACAGGCGGGATTGGCGGGTTTGGCGGTTACGGTGGCTACGGTGGGTTTGGTGGCTTTGGCGGGTATGGTGGTTATGGCTCCCCCGCGATGGCTTCCTTTGCCTATGCCAATCCTTATGGGATGTTTGGCGGCCTTGGGGGCTACGGTGGCTTTAGCCCGATGGGTGGCTACGGCGGCTATCAGCCACTTGGGGGCTACGGCAATCTGGGCGGTTACGGCGGCTACGGCGGCGGTCTTATGCCCACGCAGCAGTCGCAGAACCAGAACCAGCCGCAGGCTTCTTCGCAGTCCCAGCAGTCGCAGCCAGCCTCGGCTCCGACCTCTGCGCCTTCGCAGTTCAATCGCGGTGGTCGGGCGGCATACGCTAAGGGCAGCATCGTTGACTCGTACACGATGAGCGACATTCAGGCGAGCCAAGCCAACCCTTACGCGCCTTACATGCAGAACATGATGGGTCAGATGCCTCCGGGCGCGCAGACCTACATTCCTGCGAAATTCCTGCCTGTTCCTCGGTCTATTTTGAAGTCTGACTTCAGGCCGGAAAAGCCTATCTCGCCTTATCAAACTGCACAGCAGTGGGCGCAGCTTGGCGAAATGGCTGACAGACTGTCCTCTGAAAAGGGCCTTCCTCGTCGGGCACTTTCTGCTATATCAGAGAAAGTAAAAGGGCCGGGAGAAAACACGTCTCCTACTCCGTCTCCGGGCGCGCCCCCGGCGGCTGATATGCCAGCGAAGGGTGCCAAACCGGCTGAATACGTTCGTCCGCTTGAGGATGATCAAAAGTATTCAATCCCCGGTTATGACTATCAGCACGGCGGTCTAGTGCCACATAAGAGCCTTGGCGGCGGTCTGCCCTATGGCTCGGTGTCTGGAAATCAGGGCTATATCCCCGACTCTGCTCTTGAAGAGCCGCAAATTCGCAAACTGCCGACCAATGACGCAGAGCTTCGTGCTGCCGCCAAATCTGCCGCGCAGCCTAGCGGCCTTACTCAGCTAACGCAGGGGCTGGGCGCAGCGGATAAACTTGGGAAGCTTGGATCGAAGGGCCTCGACAAACTCAGCACGCTTCTCGGCCCCGGTGGCGAGGCTGCTGCCGCCACGGGAATGGGCACTGCTGCATCCGAGGCTGCTGCCGCTGGTCTCGGCGCCGGCGCGGCAGAGGCTGCTGGCCTTGGTGCTGGTGCTGCTGCGGCTGGTGAAGCGGCTGCGGGCCTTGGCACGCTTGGCTCTATTGGAACAGCCGCCGCTGAAGGGATCAGCGCACTTCTCGCTTTCCTTCCCTTTATTTCTGATAAGCGCGCCAAAGAAAACGTTCAGCCGATTGGCAAAACTAATGATGGTCAGACCATTTATCGGTTTAACTACAAGGGTGACCCTCGCACTCAGATCGGCTTGATGGCGCAAGAGGTCGAGAAAGAGCATCCTGAAGCGGTTGGCCGCTCTGGCAAGTACAAGACGGTTGATTACAAGCTTGCGACGGAAGATGCCGCGCGTGAAGAGCGGTATTCTGGCGGCCTTGTCCCGCAGCGTTCCGGTTATCAGGCCGGCGGGATGAGTGATGAAGACTACGCGATCCGCACTATTGCCGCTGAAATGGGTGGGAAAGACCCTGAAGAAGCGCGTGGCATCGCCGCCGTCATTGAAAACCGCCTGAAATCTGGCCGGTGGGGCGAGAACTATAGGGATGTGGTTACGGCTAGAAGCCAATTTGAGCCGTGGAGCAATCCTGATGCGCCTAACTATCCCATGCGTTTTGCGGCGGACAGCCCGCGCATGCAGATGGCGAGGGAAGCGTTCGCTGCTAGAAGCGAAGACCCGACTGGCGGCGCGCTAAACTTCTATGCGCCTGCCGCGCAGGCGATACTTGCACAAACGAAAGGCGACCGCGCTGCTATTCCTTCGTGGGCTAGGGATCGTGAATACACGGACATTGGTCCTACCCGATTTGTTCGAGGCGTCGATGCTCCTCGCCCGGCTGGCCTTGTGCCCGCAGGCGAAGATCGTGTTGCGGCTGGAACTGAAGTAATCAAGCCTGCGGGCGGCCTTAAACCAAAGGAAGGTTTTTCGGCCCCTAAAGACCCGCGAGGTCAAGAGCAAACTTGGGGTGATTTCCTTACCAGCCGTCAGTTCATCATTCCTGCCCTGACTGCGTTGGGCACGATGGGAACTACCCCGACCCGTAATTTTGGCACTGCTCTTTCGGCTGGTGTGTTGGCGGGAGCGAAATCCTTCCAAGACCTTGAAGAGAAACTTTCTGACGTTGAGAAGAAGCGCGAGGAAGTTGGCACTCAGGTTCAACAGACTGGCAAGGTTGGGATGGAAACCCGCGTCCTTGAATCTGGCCTCTATGAGCGTCAGTGGGTGCGTGGTCGCGGCTGGTACATTCTTGACAAATCCAACCCGACGAAGCCCCCGGTTCAAATCACGGACAAAGACCTTAAGCCGCTGCCCGGATTTGAAGGCAAGGTTGAGAAGGTTCCTGTTAAGCCCGGCTCTGAGCTTCCCACTGGCGGCAAGGCAGAGGCTCCAAAGCCGTCTGAGGGCCGCCAAGAAGCGCCCAAGCCTGCGGCTGCGCCGGCTGGTCAGAAGCTCAACGTCAATACTTGGAATCCAACTGTTACGTTGCCCGACGATTATGAACCGCCGGAGCATCTGAACATCGAGATGGACCCCAAGATGAAGGAGCAGCAGGCAGCTATTGCGAAGCCAATTGTTGAAGAACAGGCTCGCAAGGCTGAGGCTGCGTATGATCAGATTTACGCCCTTGATGAGATGGATAAGCAGTTTTCAAACCTTCCAAAGGAAGGGTTCTTGGTGCCCGGTGCTTATGCTGAAGAGCGTAAGAACTTTGCGAATCGCGCGAACACCTTCATCCAAGGAATGGGCGGCAAGGCTGCGTTCAATCCTGATGATGTTGCTGCTTTGGAAAGTATTTCCAAGAACACTTTCCGTCTTGGCTCTGCTCTTGCGCGGTCTATTGGCTCGCGTGAGCCGGGCTTCATTGTGCAGCAGTCTGTGCAGGCTAACCCCGGCATTGAAAACACGCCGATGGGTTACATGCGTATTTCTGCCGGTCTTCGCGAAGCGGCAAAATATGAGCAGGACAAAGCGCAGTTTTATAACAACTACTACTCGCGCTTTGGTCATCTGAGCGGTGCGGAAGAAATGTTCCGTCAGATGAACCCGCCGCAGATGTATGCTGATAGGGCAATTCTCTCGACCGTTGATCCGAGAGACAGAGAAGCTCTGGTGAACGCTGTTCGCGATAACCCGGAAATTTTGTCTAACGCTCGTAGTAAAATTGACGGGAAATACGGCAAGGGCATCACCGACAAGATTCTTGGGAGGTAATCGTGAGCAACGAGTTTTTCCTCCCAAGCGAGACTGAACCTAAAACGGCTCCGAAAGAAAAATATTCTGGTCCTGACTTTGCCCTTCCTTCTGAAGAGGGCAAGCCGACAGTTTATGGCCCGATGGGAGACCTTGGCATGGGAGCGGCTGCGGGCGCGTCTCGCGGCGTTCTCGGCATTCCCGGCATCGTTGGCGATCTTCGCGATCTGGTCGATGTTGGCGTTAGAAAAGCCGGCTCATATGCAGGCTCCTACCTAACGGGCAAACCGCAGGAGGAGATTGAGCAGCGCATGATGGAGGCCGCTAAAGAGGCCGAATCGCGCAAGCTCGTTCCCAGCGCCATTTCTTTTGCGCCAACTTCAGCACAGACAATTAAGGCTGCGGAAACTGTAGCTCCGCAAATCAAGGGTGTTACTCAGTACGAGCCGACAACTTCACCGGGACGGATCGCTAAAGACACGATGGAAATGGTCGGCGGCGCGGCTGTCGGCCCCGGCGGCATGGCCTCAAAGCTTGCCATTGGTGCAGGCGGCGGCTTGACTGGTGCGTCGGCTAAAGAACTGTTCCGTGGCTCGTCGCTGGAGCTTCCTGCCCAGTTGGCCGGCACTTTAGCTGGCGGCCTTGCTGGCGGCGTTGCTCAGGGTCGATATGCCCTTACCCGCCCTGCTGCTGTTCAGGAGCGTGCGGAGCGTGTGGCGGGTCAAGTTCTGCGCGAAAGCGTAGATGATCCGCAGGCCGTTCAGGCGGCTCTGCGAGCCGAAAGAGCCGCAGCACAATCCGATCCAGAACGATACCTGCAAGGCGTTGATCTAACATCGGCACAGGCTGCACGCAGCGGCCAGCTCGCCAACCTTGAGCGGCAACTTGCCCAGCTAGACCCGGCATCTACGGAAGCTATTGCGCTTCAGCAACAGATTGAGCGGTCGCGGCAGGCTCTTGGCACTGAAGCGGCTCGCGCGCCGGGTATGATTGGTGCCGGCATCCGCCAGCCTGATATGGCGCAGGCTATCGGCCTCCAAGGGGTTAATCCGCAGGGTGAGGCTTCTCGGGCTGCGCGCGCTGCTATTGATGCTCTGGAAAAACAAAAGGACGAAGCGGCCAAACTGGCATGGCAAAATCCGCTCATCTCTCAGGCTGCTGTTTATCGCAACAAAGCGGCGACACAGCTAGATGATTATCTTCAGTCTTTGACGCCGACTGATCGCAGCCGTCTGTCTCCTGAAGTTCTGCAAAGAATAAATGCTTTGATGGCTGAAGGTGGCGCTAAGACAGTTCCGCTTCTGGAGCTTCAGGCTATTCGATCCCTTGTTCTTGACGAAGCGCGTGGAGCGTTTGGTCAGGGCAAAGGCTCCCTTGGCATGATCCATCAAAAGCTCGGGTCTAAGATCGCAGATGTGATCAATGACCCATCTAACATTCGCTTTGGTGATCGGACTGGTCAGTCGCGTGGCGCGTGGCAGCAGGCTGTTGCGGCTACGAAAGATTATTACGACACGTTTCGCCCCGAGTTTATGGCGAAACTCGTTGAAGAAAGCGCTGGCGGCATCCCGAAGATTGGCTCTGACGCTGTCTTTGGAGCCATGTATAGCGGCAGGAATGCTGTCGAAAATCTGAAGCAAGTTCGCAATACGTTTGGGGCCGCTTTGGACTCAGACATTAGTAACTGGATGGTTGGGCAACTAACGCAAAACGGCAGCAAAGTTAAACTGTCTCAAGCAGACGTTAATAGGTTCCTCGCTGACCCTAAAAACGCTGCGTTTGCCCAAGAAGTTCCGGGTCTGCGCGATAGGCTTACTGATCTTGCTCGTAAGGCTGGCGAATCTGAGCAGGCTGCTGCTCTGCGTCAGCTTAATATGAACTTTGAGGCTGCGATTAACAGCGGCAATCCAGATCGGCTTGCAAATTTCCTGCGTGCAAATGGAACTGAATTGAAAGCTACTCTTGGGACGCCCCAAGAGAAGAAATTCATCGACGCCATTGGCCGATCCGCGCAGGCTATGGAGCGGCTGCCGTCCTATACGACTAATCCCAGCGAAACATTGGCTCGCCTTCAGAATGGCCGCATCATGGACATTGTCTATGGGCGAAGCATTGGGCGCATTTCGGATGTTGTCGCCGCTGAATTGGCTGCCCGTGTCGCATCTGCAATGGCTGGGTATCCCGGCGCAACTGATTTTCTTGGCGCTGCCGTAGGTGCGTTGGGAACGGGCCGAGTTACAGGACCGATTGCAGAGCGAATTGGTCAGTTTATGCTCGGCGATACGCGCAACATGAGCATCCAGCAACTTCAAATTGCCGCGCGCGATCCAGAAGTAATGATGCTCCTGATGCAAAAGCCGTCTCCCGAGGTGGTCGCTCGTCTTCAAGAGAAGATTGCAGGCCTTGTCGGTGCTATGTCTTACGAGCGGTCGCTGGACCAGCCTCGCGAGCAGCGTGCATCCGGTGGAAAGGTTTCATCTTCATCGATTGGCGCGCGCCTTGTGGCGGCAGCGGATCGGGCCAAGAAAGAAATCAACAAATCTACAGAGCCTTTGCTACAATCTGACGATGAATCCATAGCCAAGGCTTTGGAGATCGCCAACAAGCATATCTGAGGGTCCAGAGATGACATCGAGCTTTACGACCAACAAGCAGATCGAAAAGCCCGCGTATCAGGACTATTCGTCTGACCCGACCGGCTGGACCGTTCCCATCAATGACGACTGGGACATTATCGACAACGCCTTTGGCGGCACGGTTTCTATCGCGCTGACCAACGTCAATGTGACCCTGACTACTACTCAATGTCAGAACGTTCACATCAAGTTTACTGGCGCCCTTTCTGGCAACGTCATTGTCTATTTCCCTGCCACGATCTCTGGCTTCTTCATCGTGGATAATGCCACCACGGGCGCGTACACGGTTGTCTTGCGAAACGCTGGCGGCTCTCCCGGCGATGATGTCCTTGCGGTTCAAGACGCCAATACGTTTGTTTGGGTCGATCAAGCTACTGCTAGCGTCTATCTCGCAGACAATTCCCCCGTCACTGGCGGCAATGGAATCAACATCACCAGTGGATCGGTCATCAATCTGACTGCGCCTGTTAGCGTGGCTAACGGTGGCACTGGCACCACGACGTACACGGCAGGACAGCTTCTGATTGGCAATAATGCCGGCGGCCTGACCCCAGCAACCCTGACGGCTGGCTCCAACATCACCGTAACAAATGGCAACGGCGCGATCACCATTGCGGCCACGGGTTCCGCTGGTGGTGTGACCACGTTTAGCGCTGGAACAACTGGATTTACACCAAATACGAATACGGCGGGAGCTGTTACCTTGGATGGCGTTTTGAACGTCGCCAATGGCGGAACAGGCCTGTCTACGATGACCGCCGCCAACAGGGCACTTTACTCCACCTCCGCGTCTGCGATCACGGCTGGCACACTCCCGGTCGCTGCTGGCGGCACTGGGGCAACTGATGCTGCCACGGCCCGCTCTAACCTTAGCGCGGCTGGCTCTGGCGCTGTCACCGGCTCTGGCCTGACGGTCGCCACTGGTCGTCTTGTTGGCCGCACGACTGCCGGCACAGGGGCGCTGGAAGAGATTTCGATCGGCTCCGGCCTGACGCTTTCCGGTGGTCAGCTTAGCGCTTCTTCGGGCGCTGTCTCGTCAGTTTCGGCCTCCAGCTCCGCGTCTGGATTCAGCCTTTCCGCCAGCCCTTCCACTGGCGCGGTGTCTGTTGGCTTTAGCATCTCGAATGACAGCAACGCCCGCTCCAGCTTGGGCCTTGGCTCCATCGCCACGCAGAACTCTAACAATGTCAGCATCACTGGCGGGTCTATTGGCGGCAACACTTCAATCAGCACGACTGGAGACGGATCGTTTGGTAGAGTAACCGCAACCGTAGGAACAGGTAGCGGAACTGGGTATACTTTTTCGTCTGGTAATGCGTCTTTTGCTTCCTTCGGAGGCCACACGTTCATTAATTTTAGCGCATACTGTTCTATGTATTCGTCTGACAGTGGAACGAAATTGAACTGGGAAGTTGGAAATACATCCAACACTCAGGTCATGAATATCACAACCAGTTTGTTTCAAGTAAACAGTACCGATGCGGCAAAGCCGGGTGGTGGCTCTTGGATCGCGACATCTGACGTTCGCGTGAAGAAGGACATTCAGGATTATACTCTTTCTGCCGATGCCCTTCTGACTCTTCGCCCGGTTAGCTATCAATATAACGGTCTGTATGGCACGCCAGAAAACGGCAAAACATACATCGGTCTAATTGCTCAAGAAGTGCAAGACACTCCGTTCTCGTCAATGGTTGGCACATACAATTATGAAGGAACGCAGCTTCTGAATCTTGACACGTCTCAGCTTGTTTACGCACTGATCAACGCCGTTCAGGATTTGACGGCGCGCGTTAAAGCTCTTGAAGCGAAGTAATGAAAATGCCCCGGTTCTTCCGAGCCGGGGCAAGTCACTTGTGACAGTCTCACTGTGAAAACCAAGGGCCGACCGTTAGCCGGTTGATGATAGTCACCTGTGTGACTCAATCAGGCTATCAGGCTCTATAGTCCCCGGTAAAGACCGGAATATCGGCCAAGGTTACTTTCTTTCGCACGAACTTTTTGCGATCTGACTTAGCTGGCGTGTAATAACAAAGTTTGTGATGTTCTTCGCAATATGACTTTGTTTTCTTAGGTGCGCCGCAAAATCTAAACTGCGCCGGCAACCCATCGTTGATCACATAACGACATGAGTTGCTCGTTAACTCCATAAGAGTGATCCCGCCAATTTTAGGCGTTGGCGGGAATAATATTTTCGGCTGCTCATATGGGCTACGATATGCCTTCTTCGCTCGGGGCACTCGTGTAGGCGTTTGCCCCCTATTGATCTTCTCAATCACCACCGGGTCTTTGTATTCAATCAGGCCCTTCTTCCGCATGCGATAAAGATGGCCCATGACGGAATTGCGTGTCAGTTTCAATTTGGCGGCGATCTCGCTGCCCTGCTTCCCATCCATCCATAGCTTCAGAATCTTATCTTGGACGCTCATTTTATTTTCCCATTTTTTCTCTGATCAGATCATAGGCGGCGATGATCAACAGCACGCACCATGCGCTAAACGCGACTGTGGCAAAGAACGCAGATACGACTGCAAAGAAGATGAGAGCCTCTACCACGCCGAAAGAGTCCCAGCCCATGATGGCACCTTGGAGGCTTGAGCCATGCGGATGTATTGCTGCTTATACCGCTCTGCCCTGCGGTTAAGCTTCTTATTCCAGCGCTGCCAGCCGGCGACGTGACAGGCCGCCATCTGTTTGTAGGTCTTAGCCCCTACGGACAGGCACCGCTCCATGTGAAGGATGCCAGCGGTGATCTGGGCCTTGCAGTCCCTGTGGAGGTCTTCCACGCCCAGCGCGCGGGCGCTGGAGGGTAGCACCTGTAGCGGGCCTACAGCCCGCCCGTGGCGCGTTTTAGGGCCTAGAACGTGGCACCTGTAGCCGCTCTCCAGCTTTGTCAGGCGCAGGGCGGTTTCTACATGCTCAGAGCCAAGCCTAGCCTTAGCTTCTGCGGCGACCATCTGGGCGACTTTGGCCTTGTTTGGGTCTGTCGGTGTAAAATAGAGGTTCCCCGCCCAATTTGGGGTATCGGGGGCACGTAGCCCCCGACTCCAGTAATCGCGATCTTTGCGGAAGAAATCCGCTGCTGATTCATCAGCCGCCAGCGGGTGCATCAGGCTTGTTAGGGTCAACGCCCCCGCCGTTATTGCTGCTGTAAGTTTCTGCATTGGGGTTCTCCCGTTTCGGAGCAAGCCGCTTTGCTATGGCGGCAATGTCATTCTCCAGTTCGCCGTTGCTAAAGAAGGTGGGCGCAAACTGCGCTGCAATAGCGTCATAGTTTATGCCATCGACCCAACTATCAGCAAGGGTCGGGTTCGCGATCTGACGCGCCTGCTTGACGCAAGACATGATGACCGCAACCTCGAACATATTAACGGGCTTGTCGAGACGGATCGATGCGAGCCGCGCTGCGCGGTCAAAACATGCCTCTACGGCCCCGTACTGGAAGCCCCTGTCCCTCAAAGTTTTCGCGGCTGCCGCGAGGATTTCCGTATGGTCTACCATAACCTTTCCTTTCGTTTTGTTCGTGAACTTTGCCGATGTGTTCAGTGTTGATGATGATGTTCCCCATGCATATCCAGTTGATGTCTCCATCCACCGTGTTTGCATCCTTGTAGTATTGAGTGACCACGACGAATGCGTTGTCATTCAATATTTTGCAGAACTCCTCAATGCTGTTGGCCGGATGCTCTCCAGTGATCTGGTGAACAAGTGACCCCTGCGAGGAGGGCATGTTCATTGTTATGAAAAATTTCATTCTTCTCTCCTAACTACGGTCCCATCCATTTTCTTTTTCCATTTCGAATTACGCCCACCGGGCAATGGATTACGTGATTTCTTCGCGCCTATATGTCTTTGATGGATGCGCTTTACTTTTGCGATCAGCGGAGCATCCACAGTTGCAGTATGCGTCCGATGACAGCGGCGGTGAGCAACCAGCCAATTACTAGCATCGTCAGCACCACCGCATTCAAGAGGGATTTCATGGCTAACATCCCAATCTTCGCCGGGTATTACCTTCATGCGACACAGGTGACAGACGCCCCCGTGCCGCATGAAGATGTCGGCCCGCATTTTAGCTGTGATGCGAACACGTTTCATTGTTTAGTAGCTTCTTCTGCTTCTTCTTCTTGTTCGTCGTAGAACATGCCGATCATGTCATAAACTTTAGAGAAGTGCGTTCCTAAGATCGCGATAGCCTTCTCCCTACTGCTCGAAACGCCAAAGATTACTTTGGCCGAGACGAGCGAGTTTATGCTCAGAACAGTGGCGGAATCTTTCCCGTTAAAGCTCGCCGTTATCTCATCCGAGATTCTAAAAACCTCTGATGCTGTTTCTAGCTTTTCAAGCAAATCAGACATTTCGGTTTTTATCTCTTTACTGCTCATATCTTCCCCCATCCTGCTGAAAGCGGCACAGGTTCTCCTCAATCATAATTTGCAAACTTTTTTTCATTGCTTCCAGCGTCCCCTCTAAAGTTGCAGTAGCATAGTCTTCGTCTGGTGCATTATCAGCTACAATTTTTACCGCAGCATTAGTAAGCACGGAGAGCGTATAGAGAGGGCTTTTATCTTGCATAGCACCTATAAGCATTTCCACAAGATCAGCTATTTCTTCCTTGATCTTATCGGAAGCATCGAACATTTCTTCAACATGATTTTCAAGGTCCACTGGGTTTGGATTGATTTTATCTTTCATTGCTTTGCCTTCCATTTGGTTAGCTCTGATACGTGTATTGCATGTGATGTCCTCCCGCCGACTGTCTTTATGCGGGCGTCATTGTAAAGATCGTCAGCAAATGCATATCCGGGGAAATGCACCGACGACCCATCGATGATTGCAAGCACATAGATGTCGATCTCTTCGTTTCTTCTTTTAGGCCCAAACAGGTGACAGTCCTTGTACCGCGTAGATTTGATGTCTATGCGGCGTCCTTTCAGCATGCAGTCGTATGACCATTTGCGAGGATGAGGAACTGGATTGAAGAAGATGTTCCAGTGCTTGCAAAATGCGAACTCTGCTAGCACGCCATCTTCATCAATCTCGTTCGGTTCATTCTTGCCAACCTGTCGATCTTGAACGCCGACGACCCTATCAGTGAATGTCCGCAAGTTGCCAAGCGCGTGGCACATTGCGATCTCTTCTTGGGTCAGGACAACGGTGATCAAAGTTTCATCTCTGCGCGTCTGGTGGCTTCGTGAGACTGCCACTCGCTGAATCGCATCCTGATAAACTCAAGTTGCACCTTCAGGAGAGAAGCCTTCTTTCGTTCTTCCACCATCTTTTCGATATACTCATGCCATTCGTCAGACGCCTTGATTTGCATCTCAGCCTTGCTGACTGGCATTTCCCCCAAGGCCGCCATGCGTTGGGCTAGCACGGCGGACTTGCTTTCTTCCAAGAGCGAGGCCGCTGCGTCCTGATCGACCCAGCGCTTCGCGATGATCCGAAACTGTTCGGAAAGGGGAGGGCCGTTATCCATGACTAGAAAGGAATCTCGTCGTCATCGCGAGCGGGCCGGCTGGCCGGCGCGGACTGGCGCTGTTCCTTCTTCTTCACGGAGAACGAGTACCAAGGGTTCCCATTCTTATCGACCTTGCGCCATGCGTTCAGCCAATATTCCGCACCATCGACCATGATGGACCCGGTCATGTCTGCCTGCCTGTCGTTTTCTTTGCGGTTGTTCTTGAACATAGAACCGCTGTTGTCGCGCTGTTCATACGCCATCGCCATACTGCTCCTTCAGTTTGGAAACCTTATCGTCTAGCTCCGCAAGAAACGCGGTAACTTCTTTAGTCATGTCCGAGGCTGTGTCGTTTGAAAACATATAACGAGCCACGAATAGCTGCATGTTCTCTGGCATACGGGGATCAAACGACACAAAATCGCACCATTCTCGTTTGGTGCAGATCATCTGCCAGTGCATTTGCAAGATGTATTTGAGCGGCACGTTCCCCGTCATCAACGTCTCGATGTGCGTGGCAGTGTTTGGACATTTAATCTCCACAAGCCCATCATCGCCGACGAGGCCGTCAGGAGACGCGCCAGCCATTGAGATAGTGGGGTGGGGGACGAACCCTACCTCTTCCACCAGCACCCCCCTGTGCGCCTCATACGCGGCGCGGGCTAGTGGCTCGGTGTTCGTCCCCCACATCATGGCGGCGTTCTGATAGGAGTCCCCCGGCTTGCCTGTCAGACGCTCCACGATTAGTTCGGCCATGTAATTTGCGCGGGATGCGCCATAGCCGGCTTTAGTCTTTGCCATCACATCTGAGATACGCGAGGCTGTCACTTTGCCCAAGCGCGCGAGATACCACTCGTCGGTGCGCTGTTCCATGTCACCATTCCTTTTCCAGAATATCTTCAGCATCGCGCACGATCTGGTTCATCTCTCGCACGCTGTCAGGGATCACCTCGTTGATGATCCGACGCAAAGCGGACTCGAGGTCCGCGATGCGCTGGGAGGCCCGGAGAGCCGTGCTAACAAGCTCGGCCTCGTAGGCAATCTCGCCCATCTTACTCACTGGGCTTCTCCGCTTCCTTGGCGGCAGCCTTCAGAGCCTTGATGGTGTCGGTGTCGATGAGGGCGCGATCTTCCTTGGACAAGGACTGCCACCATGCGGTGAGAGCGGCGGTGCCTTCCTTGGCGGCCTTATTGGCAGCGACCATCACGTCAGCGGAAGGCTTCTTCTTCTCGGGCGCATTCTTCACGCTGTCCACGGCGGTGTTGCCATCATCGTCATATGCAGCGAGAGCGAGCAAAGACATGATGCCGATGCGGCGCGCATAGGTAATCGCGCTTGCATAGCCGTGTGGGTCAGACTTGCCCGCAGGCATAAACAGAGTTTCCGACATAAACTCGCCGCTCTTGTGAACGAGCATAGTTTCCACTTCAGCGCCACCAGACACAACGCGCGGTGCCTGAATGATAGCAAGGTCGTTGGTGGCAAGCGGCTCGCGAATCACAGCGCGCACGGCAGCCAGATCAGCGTAGCGGCTCTTGTAATAAGGGTTATCCGCCGACTTGGAGGCGTCATCGATCTGACCTTGCGCCTTTGAAAGAGCGGTAGCCAGTTCAGCAATGGTCTCAGACATTTTCATAGCTTTTCTCCTTAGATGTGTTCGTAGGCTTCAGAGAGGATGAACGAGCTTTTCTTATCGTCTTTATAAATGTGCGGGACGATAGCGTCGTAGATGAACGAGCCTTGCGTAAACGACTCTGATGAGCCGTCTGCCTTTTCGAGGTGAATGGCGTCGATGCAGTATTCCAAATCCACATCGAGACGGTAGATGCTGATGCTGAGATGTGCATTCAGGATGAGAAGGCCGGGATAGTCCGGCACCTCGTACTCTTCGATCTGATAGGTAAAGTCGGTTACGTGTTTCATAGCTTCGTTCCGATTGCTTACCCTCTCTACATAGCGTACCCCGCAACATTTGACAAGCCCCTTATTGCATGCAATATATTTCACATGAAACAGAGACCACCAGAACTTATGGATGTGATCTTGGCTGTTGGCGGCTTGTCTGAGCTGTCGCGCCGGTTGGGCGTGACGAGACAGGCGGTTAGCAACTGGAACAAGGTTCCGTTCAAATACATTCGGACCATCTCAGAGATGACCGGCATCCCACGCGAAAAACTTAGGCCTGACCTTTATGGTTAAGCGACAGCACGCACCTGTCAATAAATTGACACCCCGCGACGTGCTGGCTGCATTTCGCGATGGATGCGATACACGAATCATTGCCAGCGAGTATGGCTGGCGCGAGGCCCACGTTTATAAGTTGCTCGCCGTGGCGAGGGAGGCAGAGAGAGTTGTCAAAAGTCCTGAGATTTATCCTTCCTCTTCCGCCGAGCATGAACAGGCTCTGGCGATCCTCGAAGGGCGGCGGCGTGTATCGCTCGTCACAGTACGCAACTTGGAGGACAGCGGCGATCTGGCAGTTGTCGGTGCAGGCTCAGAAAGAAAAGATCGCGGGGCCGTATAAGTTGACCATGCTTGTCGTGCGTCCAGACAAGCGAAAGCGCGACCTAGACAATTTGTTCAAGGCCGCCAGTGATGCGCTGGTCGGGGCTTCCATTTTGGAAGATCACAATTGCGAATGGCTGGAAGCCCGGTGGGTGCCGACAGGTCCGCAGTGTGAATTGATCGTGGAGGAACTAGAAGGCGAGAACTACTGCGGCAACGACTAAGCTACGGAGAAAAGCAATGGACAGAAGCAGGATCGACGCACTGGAAGAGGCGCTTACAGCGGCCATCGCGTTTATAGACCAATACGTAGATGTGGAGGACGGCCCGGACGGAATCCCCGCGCCTAACTATGCAATGTCGCTGAATACTTACTTGCAAGAAGTTTTGGAGGGGAAAAATGGATGACGATCTTGTCAAAAAGCGGCCAATCTTCCCGATGACTGATAGTCGTGGACGAATATGGAAACGCAATGAACACGGAAACTTTTGCATAGTGTTGGAAAGTGAATACCGAAACATTTTTTTGTTGCGCCGTAAAAAACTTACGTACAAGGCAATAGGTAATATTTATCAAATACATAGCAATCATGTCAGGAAGCTTTTCTTCCGTTACATGAGACGCAGGCGCTTTAAAGTTTTGAAATATTTAAGGTCCCGTTCTGATAGGAAAAACAATGACTGACGATCTTGTGGCGCGTCTGCGCCTCATCAGCGCGTGGAAAACGCCGGGTGGTCCTATGCCAACTGAGGACATGGTCAATCCGCATATCACATGCGCGGAAGCCGCCGACCGCATTGAGCAACTGGAAGCGGCATATGCCCAACAGCAACAGGTTTGGAGCGATGCGATAGCACGCGCGGATCGGTATGAGGAGGCGCTGTCCCGCATTTACGCATGGTATCCAA